TTCATCATCAACTTCCTGAATTAAGAATAGTCTAGATTTTGCATTGACATCAAATATATTAGTATATGAATTATATGTTAATGCTCCTTCATCATCAGTTACCTCAACTCTTATTGAAGATGTATCGATATTTTGATTCGGTAAGATATATCTTTGATTTGTTTGAGAACTATCAACCCTAAAGGTTTTTGTTAAATAATTTCCTTCAAATATTGAAATATTATCAAAACTTGCAATTCCACTACTATTTGGTGTCACTGTAATATCTTCTGGTATTGAAAATGTAAAATTTCCACCTTGAACAGCACCTAGTGCCACTAAACCTGCATTTAATTTAACTTGTTTTGCATCTATAGATGAAACATCAACAGTAAAACTAACTGTTGCAACTGATGATTTAGTGGATCTTGGAACATAACCAATGTTTCTTGCTAATGATACGACATTTTCACGTAAAGTTGCACTATCAATGAATGATTCATTGACAGCCATATTCGTATTATAGGCAGTTATATAAGAGTTATATGCTAAAGTGTCTATTAATATAGAAAAGTTAGATCCTTCAAAGTCAAAAT